GCCGCGGCTGCCAATGGCAGTGCCGAGGCCCACGAGGTGTATTTGTTCTGCAGCCTGATCGAGGCAGGCAAGGACGATCTTGACCGCATGACCCAGCGCGATTATCGCCGCCTGCAGGAAGGTTATTTTCGCCTGGTCGAAGAGGATGAATTGTAATCCCGAGACCATGAGACAGGCGGCACGCAAGGTGGCAGCAGAGTCGGGTTTTTCTGCTGCCGAGATCCTGGCCATGCCTTTTAACGAACTGCTGTGGTGGATCACGGATTGATCCCCATTACTGCGCCTCGGGTGGCCTATGAGTGAAAGTTTAAAGCTTGGCCTTGTGATCGGCGGCGCAGTCAGTGCGACCGTGGGCAAGGCCTTCAAGGACGTTGAGAGCCGTATCAAGGCACTGGACGACAAAGGGGCCAAGGCTCGCATCCTGCAGAGCACAATTGGCGAAACCATCAAGCTGCGTGAGGAATGGAGAAAAGCCCACGCAACTGGGCAGGCCGGTGCGACAGCGTTACTGTCACGATTGAATTCAAACCTCGACAGCCTCAAAGCGCAGGGCGTCGAGGTCGGGCGGCTGAGCAAAGCCTACAAGGACATGGGCCGCACGGCGCGCTCTGCTGAACTGCAGGCCAAGGGTCGGCGGCAGATGAACGAGGGGCGGGAGACGGTCAAAAGCTCGGTCGGGCAAGCCGTTGTCGCGGCCGGAGCTTTGGCTATCCCGACGAAAATCAGCGCGGATTACGGCGCGATTGTTCGCGATATTGCGATCAAGGCAGGCATTGCCAACAAACCGCAAGAAGCGGAGATGTCGCGGACCATCATCACGACGGCCCGTGACACCGGGATGGAGCGCAATCAGGTCGCCGACGTGGTCAACCAGCTGGTCGGTGCCGGTATGGAGCTGAGCAAGGCGCTGGAATATGCGCCGGTTGCTGCCAAATTCGTGGTCGGTCAGGGTTCCGAAGGGACCGACACGGCCAAGATGATCAATGCCCTGGGGCAGAACGCCAAGATCACCGACGCCAAGGAAATGCAGCAGGCTCTGGAGGCCATCGCCTACCAAGGGCAGGCAGGCAGCTTTGAGGCCTCAGACATGGCCAAGTGGTTTCCCGAACTGCTGGCCAACATGGGCAGTATCGGTATCACCGGCATGGACGCGGTGACGCAGCTGGGCGCGATGTTGCAAGTCCAGATGAAGACGGCGGGCAGCTCCGATGAGGCGGCCAACAACCTGAAAAACTGGATGGGCAAAATCGGTGCATCGGATACGGTCGACGCCTATAAAAAGGCCGGGATCGATTACGAAGGCTCGATGCAAACCGGCCTGCAGAAAGGCATGTCCACGCTGGAGTCCAGCATGGCGCTGGCCCAGCAGTACATCCAGAAGACGGACCCGAAAAAAGCCGAGGCAATGGCAGCGGCCACGGCCAAGATCAGCAAGGAAACCGACCCGGCCAAAGCCAAGGCCATGATGGAATCGCTGTCGCAGGCATTGAAAACCGGCGACATCTTTGCCGACATGCAGGTCAAGGCGGCGCTTACCGCATACCTGCAGAACAAGCAGCTCTATAACGACCTTAAATCGCAGTCCCGCAACGCCTCGGGGATTCTCGACAAGAACCTGGCTGAGCGCCGGGAAGGCTCATCGCAGAAGTGGGCCGAGCTGTCTCAGGCGGGCAACGATGCCATGCGCAGCGTGGGCGATGCGATCCGCCCGGCTACGGATGCTGTGGCGCAAGCGTTGACGACCGTTGCCCAAGGCATCACGACCGTCAGTGACAAGATGCCGAACCTGGCGATGGGCCTGACGGGTGCCGTGGCGGCGCTGCTGGCTGCCAAAGCAGCCTTTGGGGCATTCAAGATCGGCAAAGGGCTGATGAACATTGCCAGAGGCTCTATCGGCGGTGGGCCGGGCAAGATTCAGCAGGTTTTTGTGACCAATGCGAATGCCGTAGGCGCTGCTGCAGGTAAAGGATCAGGCGGCGCACCTGATGCGGCGGGCGGAAAAAAGGCCCGTGTTGCAGCGATGTTGGGTGTTGGGCTGACAGTAGCCGCCAAGGCGCGTGAAAAGCTGGCAGATAAAGACAAGCCTGGTGATGCAAAAAGCGGCGATACCAAGGATGACGATGCCAAGGGCGACGAGGCGGACGGGGAAGCCCCAAGGCCTAAGGGGTTGCTGGGTGTAGGCTTTACAGCGCTGGAAGCCTACCGCGAAGCGCTGGAGGCGGGTGGCGACTCAGAAGGGGGCTCGGGTGGCTCGGGTGAGGGGGACGGCCTGCAGCGCGTCTTTGTGGTGAATGCCGCCGAGATAGGCGGCGCATCGGGTGGTCCTGGCCAGCGGGATACCGCACGGCGGGGCCGTAGATCACCCCGTGGGCGTCGTCGTGCAGGGGCTACGTCTCGTCCACCCGTGGTGCCGCCGCGTCCAGCGGGTGAGCCCCGGATCCGTCCGGTGCCGCCACGTCCGGCCGGTGAACCGCGTATCCGCCCGGTGCCACCGAGTCCAGCGGGTGAGCCTCGTATCCGTCCGGTGCCGCCGCGTCCGGCCGGCGAGCCTCGTATCCGTCCAGTGCCACCGCTTCCCGCCGATGCGCCAAGGATTCGTCCGCTACCGCGTCCGCCAGTCCCTGTTCCGCCCGTTCCGCCTATTTCGGCGGCGGCCGGTAAAAGCTTGGTTCCCCTGTTGGGCAAGCTAGCGGGCAAGGCGAAGCTCATACCGGGTCAGGCGGTCATGGAAGCGGGTTTCAAGGCCGTCGATCTGTACCAGTCAGATGACCCCATAGAGAAGAAGATGGAAGGGGCGACGCAGATTGCCGGTACTGCGCTGGGCGGCTGGGGTGGCGCGGCGGCCGGTGCGGCGATTGGTACGATGATTTTGCCGGTCGTGGGCACGGCGATAGGCGCGGCCATTGGCGGTGCCCTGGGGGCGTGGGGCGGCGGTGAGATCGGCGGCGCAGTGGGCAAGGAGGTCTTCGGCACCCCGGAGAAAGAGAACAAGCCGGTGTCGCTGCTGGCTGCACCTGCGGCCCCTGTCCCTATGCCGGGTCCGGCTATTCCCACGCTGGGCGCAACGGCGCAGGTGTTTGAAAAAGAGCGTGTGCCGTTAATGGCGCGTGGTCCAGCTCCAACTCCAGTCCAGGCCGGACCGGTGATGGGCGATGTGGCGCGGGCCATGACAGAGAAACCGGCCGCCAGTCCTGCAGCGCCGATCGTCGTCAAGCCTGAGGCACCCAAGATGCTCACGCCCAAGTATGAGCAGCAGGTGACGATCAGTGCGCCCATACAGCTGACGGTTCAAGGGGATGTGAAAGACCCGCAACAGTTGATGCGGGATCTTGAGCCAATGATTCAGAAAGCGATGCGCGATTCGGCGCAGCAGTCGCAGCGGGCCAGTCTGTTTGATGCCCCGCATGTCGAGTAAGGGGGATACATGGCGTATATGGAACAGCTGCAATCGGGTATGAAGTACCTGGTCAGTGCTGGCGAGACAGGGCGTCGAAATCTCGACGGCATGCTCGCCCCGGTCAATGGCGCAATCAGTGAAATCAGTGGGGCGACGGCTGAGCTTGAAGGGCTGCCCATCGTAGGGCCTGCAATCGGGGCGAAACTTCAACGCGTCATGCGAGGTGTCAATGCGGCTCAGGCGAAGGTCGGGGCCGTCGTGTCGATGTACAGCCGGGCATCGAGGGCGGTAACGCAGATTGACGAGCGGTTGGGCGTGCTGAAAGAGCAGGCCGCCAAGGCCGGGACAGCGATCAACAAGATCGCCGGGAAACTCAGTCCGTCGCTGGCCAACGTGGTGCCCACGTCGTCGTTTGCTGCGCAGAAAACCCCGGCTGTCGAGGCGGTCAAACCGTTTGAGCATCTGCTGATTCTGCAGCCGCTGAGCGCGAAGACCGAGCCTTACTACTTCAATCTGGACACCGCTGCGTTCGACGAGCTGAGCCGATCAAGTGATTTTCGTTGGGCCTCGCAGGAGCGTCTGACGCGTCGGCCAGCCCAGCAATCCATCGGTATGGGTGAGGAATCACTGTCGCTCAAGGGCGCGGTGTTCCCGAACTTCAAAGGCGGCATTAAGCAGCTCGACACGTTGCGCGGCATTGCTGCCCTGGGCGTGCCTCTTGCCCTGACCACGGGCTACGGGGCGGTGATGGGCAACTGGTGCTTGAAGAAAATTCAGGAAGATCAGAGCGCCCTGATGCAAGGGGGTATCCCTCGAAAGCAGGCGTTTACGCTGGAGTTCACACGCTATGGCGACGATATGCAGAACGTCTGACGGCGATATCCTCGATACCGTTTGTTTCAACTACTACGGCCACTTGAAAGGCTCTGTGGAAGCCGTGCTGGATGCCAATCAGGGCCTGGCTGATGTGGTGCAGCCGTATCGGGCCGGGCTGGTCATCACCCTGCCGGATCTCCCCGCACCCTCGGATGAAACCGTAATGCTCTGGGGCTGACCCCCTTCGTTACGCGTAACGAATCATCCCCTCTGTCCTGTCCCGCCAAGTGCGGGGCCTTCTTTTGGTGTTCCCCATGAAACCCACTTTTCGGATCGTTGCCGACGGCACCGATATCACGGCGCTGATCAATGACCGGTTGATCCAGCTGCGCACCACTGACAAGCCCGACATGGACTCAGACGAGTTTGAGCTGCGCATCGATGACCGCGACGGGGCGGTGGCGTTGCCGTCGAGGGGGGCTGATGTCGAGGTGTATCTGGGCTACGAAGGCCAGAAGCTGACCAAGATTGGTCTGTACACGATAGATGAAGTCGAGATATCAGGCCCGCCCGACACGATGGTCATCAAGGGTAAGGCCAGCAGCATGCGCGGCAGTGGCAAAACCACTCGCAGCGGTAGCTGGGAGGGCGAACCTCTCTCCAAGATAGTGAGCGACATTGCCGCACGCAATGGGTGGACGCCCGTCTGCAATGTTGCGACGAAGGTTCCACGCGCTGATCAGCTTAACGAGTCGGATTACAACTTCATCACGCGCCTGGCAAAAAAGCACGACTGCACTGCCAAGGTCGCCGATGGCAAGCTGCTCGTTATGCCCCGACAAGAGGGGCTGAGCGCTTCCGGGAAACAATTCAGCACGCTGACCATCACGCGCCAGGATGTCAGTCGATGGCAGTTCCGGCTGGGTGATCGTTCGACACACAAGGCCGTCTCGACCAAGCATCAGGACAAGAAGACAGGGAAGCTCCAGATCGTGACGCTCAACAACGATGCCGCCCCGGACGGCCTCCCGCCTGTCCACACGGACCGGCACATCTATCCCAACAAAACTGCTGCAGAGCAGGCAGCGAAAGCCCGCCTCGCTGCCTTCAATCGCAGCACGGCAGGTATCCGTCTGGAAATGGTCGGGCGCACTGATCTGTTTGCAGAGCGAATGATCAGTGTGCAGGGCTTCAAGGAAGGTCTTGACGGTGAGTACTTGGCCGACTCGGTCGAACAGGTGTTTACCCAGTCCGGCTGGTCCACCACGGCTGAGTGCAATGGCGGGAACAAGGGCAAGGCGAAGGCCAAAGGCAAAAAGAAAGAGAAGAAACCGGTCAAGGTCGTACAGCTTTAACTGGTCAGGTCAGCACCATTTCATCAGGAGATACACGCATGTCGATAACAACGCAGCAGTTGCTGCAGATTCTCCCCAACGCCAGCTCCCGAGCTGGCGTTTTTGTTCCTGTCTTAAACGTTGCGATGAGCAAGTACGCCATTGTCACGAAGCTGCGAATCGCGGCCTTTCTGGCGCAGGTGGGTCATGAGTCCGGCCAGCTTCGCTACGTGCGGGAACTGGGCAGCGACGCATACCTCGACAAGTATGACACCGGGCGGCTTGCCGAGCGCCTCGGTAATACGCCAGAGGACGATGACGACGGCCAGCTGTATCGGGGCAGGGGGCTCATTCAGATTACGGGACGGGCGAACTACGCGGCCTGCGGTGAGGCATTGGGCTTGGATCTGCTCAAGCACCCTGAGCTTCTGGAGCGTCCGGAGCACGCCGCGATGTCGGCAGGCTGGTTCTGGCATCGTGCAGGCTTGAACACGCTGGCTGATAAATCAGACTTTCTGACTATCACAAAGCGTATTAACGGTGGCACCAACGGTCTGAAGGATCGTGAAAATATTTATCAGAATGCCCTAAGCGTACTGCGATAA